CAAAGAAAGATTTAAGACCGTTCCACACATCAGTAAAGAAATTTACAAGTCCATTCCATACATATTGAGCTGTATCTTTAATACCCTGCCAGCATTTTTTTAAGAAAGCAGATACTTGATCCCAGTGCTGATATAATAAAACTCCTATAGCAATTGCTCCTGCTATTGCAAGAACCACTAGACCTATAGGGGATGTTAACATCATAAATGCACCACTTGCAACATCCATAACCATTTGGATAGTTCCTATTACCGCATAGAAGCCTTTAATTGCATTAGTGACTATCCACCAAGATGCCGCAAAACTGCCTACGACTGTTACTAGGATGTCTAATACGGGTTTTCCACTTCCCATAAGCCAATTAATAACATCACTTAATTTATCAAACAATTTTCCAATTACATCAAGAACAGGTGCAATTGCTGGAGCTATCATGTTTACAAACCAATTCACAAAAGGTGCTACAAAATTAGTGAATATAAATAATGCTAGTTCTCCTACTTTAAGTCCTAGTTTTACAAGTCTCTCAAAAGCATGTTGGCCACCATGATCCCATATCCATCCTATCTTTTGAGTTAAATTTTCTATAACACCACTACCAGCTTTTAGAGCCTGCATAAACATATCCGCAAACTTAGGGCCTTCTTCTCCCCATACTCTACGTACAGATTGAAGCATTTTGTCAATTAAGCTGAGAACATTATTTAATGCATTAGCTAAGGATTGAATTACCTGTGTACCAATGCCACCTTTATTCCATGCATTAGCAAAAGTTACCCCTATGTCTCCAATAATATTTAATATGCCCTGGAGAATCTTAAGAAAATTAACAAGAATTCTTTCACCAGTACCATTAGTCCATACTATATAAAAGCTTTTTCCTATGGCTCCAAGTAAATCAAGTATTCCATTCAATGCATGATGTGCCGCATTAATAGTGTTTTGTCCTTCTGCTGCCCACGCTTGTTGAAATGGCTTCCACAAATTAGCCATAAGGTTTTTAAATCTGTCAGCCCAACCTTTAGTTGCAGCTTCAATAGGTGACATATTAGCCATAGGTGTTATTGGAGTTATTACTCCACTTCCTGCTGGTGTTGGTATCTTAGGTTCTTTTGTTTTAGGTACATTATTGCTATTTAACTGCAATTGGTTTATCTCATCAAACCCTGCCATTGCTCCTTGAACTTCTTTAGCTGCCTTCTTAGTTGCATCTGCGGAAGATGTGGCAGACTTTCCAACTCCACCTAAACTGTTTGCTGCCTTCTGTGCTTGTTTATCAGCTATACTCATTGCACCAATTTGGCTTTGCATTGCCTTAGCCGATTGAAAACTTGCATTGTAAGTAGTGCCGAATAGTTGACTTATAAAACTAGCTATATAAGCAGTCGCTGTTGCTAGGGAACTCATTAAACTGTTAAGTGCCGGAAGAATCGCCTCATATATAGGCATAAATGCAGTATAAAGATTACTTTTAATTTGGTTCAAGCTATTGGCGAATTGTGCATTTACCATTAACGTAGATCCAAGGAAAGTACCAAGAGTGGTAATTCCACCAATCACCATAGGAAATATCATTCCCCATGTAAACATACTCTTTATAAACATACCTATTCCACCATAAGAATGATTCATACTATTACTCATTCTATCAGTGGAGCTACTCATATTTTTCATACCCATATTAGCTTTAGATGCAGAACTTGCAATATTCTTAAGTTTGTTATCAGCTATACCTATACCAGAACTTGCATTTTTAGCAGCATTGCTTAATATTTCAAATTGCTTATCTAAATCAGCCAGTTTAAATCCAGTTTTATCACTTGTGGCAGTAAGCTTATTTATGGCAGCTTCTGTTTTTAGAATCTGTTCTTGAAGTTGATTCTTTCTTGCACCATCAAAGGCTTGACTGTAAGACTCTTTTAATCCTGCAAGTTTAGCCTGTTGCTGTTCTATCTTGGCATTAGTTATATCTAAACTTCTAGCTACATTGTCAATTTGAGTACTTATAGCTTCCATATTAACACCAGTGTTCATCTTGGGCATTGGTGGAGCTCTTGGTTGTGCTGTAGAAACATTGAAATTTTGTTTAGGCATACTGAAATTTTCAGGCATATCAAATTCTACAGGAATTTTCATAGCTTTCATATTTGCCATAGACTTTTCAAGAGCGCTAGTTAATTTCTGTTCAATAATCTTCTGCATAGCATCCATAGACTTTTCTATAGAACTAGTCATTTGCTTACCAATATTATCTCCAAGACCTTTAAGACTCACGTTACCTATGTTGCCAAGAGCAGCTTTAATCTGATCTCCTATTTTACTGGCTGCCTGTTCTATCTGCTTACTTAAGTCACTGGTAAGTTCTAAATCTAAGCTAATCTTACCTACTGATTCATTGTCTGCCACAACCTCACCTCCTTTTGGACAAAATAAAAACACCTAGATTTAACTAAGTGTTTACAAAAATAATATTAAATTATAATTTCCATGTATGACCACAGTTAAGGCATTTGACTTTACCTTTTTTTATTTTATCGGAACTTAATCCTCCCATAGTTGCACCTGCGGCAGCTCCTAATCCACCTGTCAAAGCTCCGCCAATCACTCCACCAACTACCGCTCTACCTAAGCTTAATTTCTTTCTTTTATCAAGATAAGTTAAGCTAGTTGATTTACACTTAGGACAGAAAGGAATATGATTTTTTTTAAGCTGTTGGATTCTTTCTTTTTCTTCTCTTTTCTTAGAGCCACTAAACGGGTGCATAGTATCTAACATTTCATTCTTTTTTTGCTCTAACTCTTCATGCCTTGCTTGGCCTTTTTCTCTAATTTCAGCTATTTTCCTATTTGATTCTGCCTGTTTTTCAGCCATTCTTTTAAAAAATCCCATACAAAATTACCCCCTATATTTTTACCACAATTATACTATATTTATAAGAGTGTTTGTATAGATTAACCAAAGGCTTTTGCAAATAGTTCTTGTATTTCCTTAACTTTAGCTTCCTTCTCTTGTTCTGTCATATCATCAACTTGTCTACTTCTCCACTCATTTCTAATTCTATGTTGATCTTTAGTAAAGTTTTTAAGCATATCCTTATCCTCTTCACTTCTTATAGAAACAATTTGACCAAGTGGAGTTTTAGGCATTATTCCAGCTAGAAGAGTACAAAACTCTGACCAGGACATATCTGTTTCATTCCTCAGTCTTATTCCATACTGTGCGGTGAAACTAGCCTCAATAAGTCCCCAGTCATCATATATGTCATACCACTGTTCTACTTTTTTTTATTTTCTTCCTTAGCTGCTTTTTCTACTTCCTCAATGTCAGAATCACTTAAAGCTGCCATTATTGCATTAACTATTACAGTATAACTTGGAATGTTCAGCTTAAGAGTTTCTATATATTCAAAAGCCTCTTTGCCCAGAGCCACTTGAATAACTTGGTCCATTTTTTCAAAGTTACCTAAATTATCATCTTTATAAATACTATCAATTTTTAATCCTACAGATTTATCTACATTTATTTTGAATACATGCTCTTCATCTATTTTTACCTCTGATTTTGAATTATCCATTCTTCCTGCTATATCATAATATCTTCCCATTTATATTATCTCCTCTCTAAACTGCTGCTGTATATGTTGGTTTACCATCACTCTTTATGTCAAATTCCAAAGGTGCCACATTGGTAGAATCTCCCCCTCCTGGATTAGTTACATCAACAACACAATCAAATGCTAATGTTGAACCATCAGGAAAACCTATTTCGCACTTAGAACTACAATCAAGACCATCTTTCCATGCTACTCCAGCCACATAATCATTTCCTTCATCTCCTACATTTCTTTTACCTTTCATGCTAAACGTAAGACTTTTACCAGTCATTAATGCTCTAGCCCATCCTGCTGTATCCATAGGTGTCCAATCTTCTGTTTTACCATCTATCTTAGGACTAAAGGATTCTAAGTCTGCTATAGGTTTCATGTCAGTTGGTGCTGTACTTGCAGATCCTTTTGTTCCAATCTTAAAAGTCATATTGTAAACTGGATAAACTCCACCTGTAAATGCCATATTTCATTACCTACCTTTCATAAATTATATTTACATTTATTACATACTCATAAATACCGTCACCATCTACGCCAAGGGGTAACGGATGTGACATTTTCATATCAAATTGTATTACTCTATGTGATCCTATTGTTGCTGTTTGACCAAACAAAGTATCATAAACCTCTTGTGCTTTCAGTTCTGCTGCATTGCTGTTTTTTCCCCAATGTATAAGAAAAATTACACCTTTTATTGTATAGGTGGTATTCTGTAGACCTCCAATTGCAATGTTTGGTTTTGGTCCATCACCATTATGAATACCAATACAGTTATCAAAAGAACTATCAATTTGACCACTAAAAAAAGCAGGTGCTTTTACCTGCGTACTTAACCATATTTTTATATCCTCAAGAGTCATTTAACAATCCCTCCTGACATTTCTTTAAAGCTCCTTATAAAAGTATTCTTTGCAAAATCTTGCTTGTAACCGTCAATATAAGTCTGCATCCACATTTGTTGAGCCAATTTATTATAGGTTCCATGAAAATTCCAGCCATAAGGGTTGTAATAATCAATTAAAGCATATGGTCTTTCAAAAGTAACTGCTGTATGCCCATTTTGTAAATCAGATATATCAATACTTGTAGATTCTTCAAGAGCTCCTGTCCTTTTTGGGATTGTCGCAGAGCCAATTACATCATCAGCTATTGCCTCTGTAGTCTCAGCAAGAGCATTTATGGCCGCTTTGCTTAGAGTATCTATAGCCTTTTGATTAAGCTGTATACTAACTTTTACATTCATGATGAAGCACTTACCTTTCCAAGCACCATTACATCCATATAACCATCATCCCATGGAATAGCTTTAATTTCATAAGTTTCGACTAGGCTTTGTTTATTAATGTATTGAATAAATCTTCCTACTTTAATTTCAGAATCTTCATAGTCTATAAATATTCTTTTATTTACTTCGATATCAATTCCATATTTTTGAAGTAGAAGTTTTTGAGAATATGGTTGTATGTCAGCTTGAATAGTCTTCAATGTAACAAAATCTTCTACCCAAACACCCATATCATCTAAATGGCCACTATCCTTATCTTTAATACATATAGAAATTGTTTTATCTGCTAACACTTTAAGCACCTGTTATAGTTGCATAAGGAACAGGTAACAATGCTAAAACTGAATCGGATAATTCATTTCCATAAGTACCATTTCTAGAACCTTGGCCAAACTGTTTTAATCCTTCATTCCCACTTTTATTCATGCATTCAATAACATATTGAACTAGTGCATCTGGATAATCTGTTTCGACATCTACAGTTTTATTTAAATAGTTAGATATTAGTGTTTTTCCTTTACGAATATAAATGTTTATAATATTATCTTTACTACTATCACCTATACTTTTTAGCGTTTTAACATCTTCTAAAACTGCCATGATAACACCTACCCTACTTTAATTACTCCAGCTTTTTTAAATTCATCAAGATCATCTTCCTTAATCTCAATTTTTTGTCCAAGTTTATAAGATTGATCTCCATATTTAACATTTTTAATAAGAGTTATGTCTATCATTTTGACTTCCACTTCTTCTGTTTTAATTTCTTCTGACTTAGTTGCCGCCATTTAAATCTCTCCTTTCTGACAAAATTAAAGAGCCTTTAATTTTTAAAGACTCTAAGCAATTGTAGCAATAAATATGCTGTCTATAGTTTCAAAAGAAGGCAATGCAATTTCTGATACTATAGTTTCAATATTTACTGGATGAGGATTCCTTATAGTTGTTATTGCTACACCTGTATTAACTATCTGCACTTGTGCATCAGTTTTTCCAGTCATAAGATCACTTTCCTCTGGTGTAGTACCAAAATAAGTGTTGCCTAAATTTCCATCTGGAAATAATGTAAATGTTTCGTCTGGATAGAACAAATTACTACTACCATCTTGCAATGCATATTTTTTATTGTACACCGCCACTTGTAAATTAAGAGAAGTAGACAAGTATTGTTTAAGTTGAGCATCAGTAATTGGGACATTAGCACCATTAGCATTAAGAGAATTAACTGCAAGCTTAATCTTCTGGTTATTAATAAAGTAATTCCATGTCTTTCTAGTGCATATAGCATTAGCAGGTCTTATTCCAGTATCATCTTCCACAGTATCCTGCCATCTTCTTATATCATCCACCGGATTAGAATTAACTAAATCACTCCATTTCGCTGTAGTAAGTAGTGTTTCCATATGTGAAGATTTAAATTTATAGTCATAATCATAAGCTATACCATTAGCTGAAATTCCTATTTTACCAGTAGAAAGCAGCTGCATTCTCATTCTTTCGTTGTCAACCTCTGCACCATTAACAAGACTTGTTGCATCATCAAATATCTTATTAATAATTGGCATTATATAAGCAGCATTTGAAGCGCCTTGAGCCTTATTTATTTCCTGCCTATCTTTTTCACCAATTTTCATTGCCTCTCTAAAGAATGGCATTTCAGTTTCAACTTTTGTAAATCCTATTCTATCTCTCAATGTAGCTTTAGTATCAAAAGCTGCTGGTTGTAATGCTACTGGAAGACCATTAGCTCCCTTAATCCAACTTAAATCTAATCCTAATTGTTTCTTTGCTGGAAATAATATTGATCCCAAGTATGGAATAGAATTTGAACCATTACTTGTGTAATAAGTTCCTATATCTGCTGCTGTTACTAAATCATATATGTCTGGCATTTATATCACTCTCCCTATTTCAAAAATAAAATTCTGCCTTTTAAAGCAGTTACTACATCAGCTACAGGTGCAGCTGGTAATTTACCTAAATCAATAAAACCATGTATAATCATTGCTCCTGAAGCTGGACCATAAGTTACATCTACATCATTTAAAAGCACACCTTCAGCATCAACTCCAGCTCCCACGGTACCTGTTTCACCACCTTGAGTATTTTTAACAGATACTTTTTTAGTATTATCTGATAAAACTCCACCACCAACGATAGTTCCTGCTGAAGCTATCTTTTTACCATCAGAATTAGGAGTTATTCCAGTATCATCAACCATAACTCCAAGTGCCACATAATGATCTGGAAATTTCAATACTTCTTTTTTATTTCCATAATCTGTTGTAATAAATTTACTCATTAATCTTTACCTCCCATTATTATTTAAAATAAGATTCTCTTGCTGCATTTAAATCAGCACTACTTGAAGTCTTGTTTTGTTCTGCAAGCTTCAATCCAAAGCTACCAGGTTTACTCTCGCTGCCCCCTCCAAGAGGTGGGGTATAAGAAGTTTCCTTTAGAATATCAGATTTTAAATTTTCATCATACTTACCAAATATTCCAACTAACGCTTCAAGATTTTTGTTTGTATCATCTTCATCAGTTCCAACTATAAAATCAGCAAGCTCCTGTGGCAATTTCTTTTCCGTTAAACTTTTTAAAGTCTTATTGGTTAAATCTTTTCTCAAGTTTTCAGCTTTCATTTTGTCAAGTTCAATCTGAACATCTTCTAAAGCTTTATCCTTAGGATCCTTGTCCGGATATCTTTTTTTAATTTCATCATCAATTAACTTTTTAAGATTATTATCCTGCCATGTCTTCAAGCTTTTAGTTGAATGCGTATCTTTTTCACTATCCATAAAAGACTTAAAATCCTTGTCTGATTTCAATTTTTCTTTAAAAGAATCTAAAGTTGAACCACTTGATACAAGTACCTTACCTAGATCACTTTTAGAAATTATTTCATCAATGCTGTCATCATCTTTTGCGGATGCTATAAGTTCCGCTAGTTCTTTTTTTAACATTTTATCCCTCCCATGTCCTCCTAACTCATACGAACTAGGAACACAAATTTTAAACAGTTTATCGTCTTATTTAGGACAAAATAAAAAAGCCTTATCTCTAAGACTCTACAATTTCATAAGTTTTTTCAAAGATATTTGGCTTACACGGGTAAAATTCTCCATTAACTCCCTTTATAATATAATCTCCAGTATTAGCAAGCATATCGCCTTCTAGTGTTCTTATTATTATTCCACCATCTAATGCTTTTCTGCCTCTACACCATTTAATAAGTTCTTCTTGTGAAGTTGTTGTAAATTCTAATTGTCTTGCATCTATTATAACTGGTTTCTTTCTATACCTAGCCATTTGCTTCACTCCTTATTTTCTGCATTTAAATTATATTTAGCATTTAACTTTTGAATAAATTGTTCTTTTTCCTTTAGAATATTTTCATGCTCTTTGTTTAATTCTTTTATCTCTCTCTTTATCTCATTGTTTTTATAATTCACATACACATCATAAATAGATGATCCAATTACAAATAATCCAGCTAAATCAAGTATGATTGTCTTAATCATTTATTTCATCTCCTTTATTTTTAGGTATAATAAAAGCACCTACTATCTTTACTTAGTAAGTGCTTTTAAATTACTTCTATAGACTTTATTTCATTTTTGTTGAAGCCTATTAAATTATTAGATCCTTTAGGCTTTATTGCTATCTCTTCAACTTCTTCATCACTGTCTATTGCTGGTGTGTATGTTTCAACATAACCTATGAACTTCTTATTATCTATATCTACTATTCTTACTGTTTTATTAAAATACTCTTTCAATGATTTCACTCTTTATCAGCTCCTTTCAGTGTTGGAACAATGTGAGTTCCTTTTTTACTATAGTGAATATAGAATCTATTTGTTTTAGTCTTTTCTCCTGTTGAATTATCTATATTCATTCCAATAGCCTTATCAGATATTACCAATTCCTTATTTTTAACATTACCTTTTCTATCAATTTCAAAGATACCAGTACCAGCATACCTGCTAATAAGTTTCTGAGCTTCGTCCATGGAAATAGTTAAATAACTTCTACCCTCTATATAATTATTATGACCAAGAATGTGCTTACCTTGTTTACCAGCTTCAATATTTAATGGCTGCTTACCTGATTTAATTGAATCTCTTATTTCCTTTATTTTATCATCTTCAGTATAAGTTTTCAATGATTCATTGTTATCTTCAGAAGTCATATTCACCCAAATACATTTGCAATATGGATGCGCTGGTATTATGGGAGCTTCAGGATCATCAATATCAAATATTTTCCCATGCATTTTTACACAATAACTACATGTGTTTTCAAATTTTGCATTCCACATATGTTTTTGACAGCCTAAATTCTTACCAGCATTTGTACTTGCCTGAGCTTGAACTCTCATAACCTCAGTTATTAAAAGCCTATAACTTTCATTGGCAGTAACCCCAAATACTTTCTTAATTTGATTTCCAGCTTCATCAATAGTTGTTTTACCATTAATTATGTCCGGAACTAACTTTTTAAGCATTTTTACTGCTTTAGCTTTATTATCCCAAATTCTATCTGAAAATAATTTGCCATCAATCTTTGTGCTGACTGCTCTTTTAATATCCTTTTTAGAAGGATACTTCAACTTTTTATTCAACATAGCAGCACTTCTATAATAAGTATTATTATATGCGGTTGATAATATATCCCTAACCTTTTCTTCCTCTGCTTTCCCTAGTGCCCTAAAGTTGTTTTCTAGCTCATTAAATATCTTTTTCGATATATTTGTTTTCTGAATTTTAGTTAGCTGCAAAACGCCCTTAGATGCATATTCCATATATATCAAAGCTATTGTTGCCTGTATCTTATGAAGCATATTATTTTGCTGACTATATATCGGCTTCATTTTGTTATTGGCATCAGTCTCGTTTTCAAGGCTCAGTTGTTCTGTTTGTTTCATTGCCGCTAGATTATATATTGGACTATCCTGTGATATCTTATTGACTTCATCAAGTTTAGCTGTTGCCAAAAACATCACCACCTACAGGAGGATCTCCACCATTTAAAAGCTTAGTTCCATCAGTAACATCTTTATTTTCACTCTCAATTTTCTTTATTTCTTCAGTTGGATTTTCAATAAAGCTTAATTGTGCCAATCCTGTAGCAGTAGATAATTTATCACCAAGCTGACTAATTATTTGTGCCATTACCAAATCATCTTGAGGAATATTAGGCGTATACTTAAATTTTATATCTCTATAATCATAATCTATTTGCTTAAGCCACTTTAAAAATATAAATAACATTTTTAGCCTAGTCATAATACAATCAGTTATCGCCTTTTGGTTGAGTTTACATTTTTCTTCAAGGGAAATAAGTCGACTTCTTAGAGCCACACCAGATAAATTACTCTGCATCTTTTCATTATGATTTATATGACTTGTAAGCTGATACATTTTATCTTCCTGGGTAGATAATGTATTTTGTATAAACTGGTCATTAATATTTTTAATAAGCCACACTGCTTTACCGTCTACAGTTCCAATTTGTATAATGCCATTCTCCTTCATCCCATCAATATCTTCATCTTTAATTTTAAAGCCACTAACAAAAAGATAGGCATTACGAAAATCAGATATTTCATTACTAATATCACTCAAATTAGTTTCATAGGCATCTTGAAGCCCCTTAATATCTTTATAGATTGTATCATCTTCACGTTCCTCACTTACTTGTGCTATACCTACTGGTACAGTGCCAAAAATATGAGGACTTGGTTCTGCTATTTTCTCAAAATTTTCATTGTAGTGGTATATAAAGCTATCATCATACACATCAATGTAAGTCATGGTATCAAATTTCTTAGTGAAAATGTGCATAAAAAAAAGAATATTACCTAAATCATCTGTATAGGCATATCCTTTGTCCGGAGTTACTATTCTACTGCAAAACTGATTCTGTTTATCAATATAATATAGTTCAAAAGAAAAACCAAAGGTTAACATCTTTTTCAATACATCACCGTCATGTTTAGCTGACCAATGCCCCATATAATAACTAATATCTTTTATTATATTATCATCACCACTTCTAGAAACATATGTGACATCATTACCAACGCTGTAACTTACCTCTTCTTTTATAAATTTCTTTATAAAGTTACAAGCTACTTTATTATTTGATCTTTCAGTAACCATCCTATAATTTCTCATTGCCTCTGTATTGCCAACATAATATTTATACATGTTATCATATACAGGTTTTTTATATAAAAAATCAAGATAGCAATTTTCTAAAAGATTTATGCTTAGTTCCAAGTTATCATCCCCTATATGCCAAGTTTTCTTCTATCAAAGAATGTTGCAGTTTCAACTACTTGTATATTGTCAATTCGATTATTAAATTCTGCCGTAATATCTGGAGCATCATCATGTACTGAATATTTTTGACCTCTAAAATCTAATATCTGGTCAATAAATTCCAAATCTTCCTCTGCAAAAATAATTTGACCTTTATTCATATAAGGAATAATCGTAGAAATCTTATCATCCTTATTTTTTTTCTGCATCTCATTAATAATTTCAATATTTCTTGTTCTTAAGATGTCATCAGTATTAATTTTATTTTCAATTAAGTTTGCATCTGCGCCGTTGAATGTATTTTTTTCGAGCCATATATGAGTTATATCTGGATACTCTCTTAAAAGCTTAATAGCGTGGCCAATGTATTTATCAAAGTCAGTTCTTGCATTAATTTTGGCAAGTTCAGCCTTTCTTGCATATTTCAAACCATTGTCAGCCTGTGATCCAACTAAAAAAGCCGAGTAATCCGATTTTCCTTTTGCGGTACTGGCAGGATCTATACAGAGCATAGTTTTTATAAAATTATGAGTTTCAATCTCTTTTCTTGACTCTGTGGCAACGGTTTTAAACCATTTCTCACCAATGGAATCAACATCACCCTGGACTTCTTGTTTAAAGCTTGAAGGATTCTCATAATACAAAAGCGCCTGATCTAAACAATCCCAAAATTCATCCCACAGCAAAGGATACTGCATTTCCTTCTGGTGGCTCCAGTAGAATTCTGTAGCATCTTCTAATCTCTCAGTATTTTTAAAATTAAAGAGAATGTTTTTAAATTCAAGCCATAATCCAGTGCTAAAATAAGTATCTATATCATCAATCAGGACTCCACGCTCTTTCTTAAACTTCCATGTAGGCTGCTTAAGTAATCTACTATAGAAACATTCTTTATGCTGTAGAGTTCCAAGAGCTATAAGTGTGGTACCTTTTTTAACTGTTTTACCATTACGGGTAACTGCCTTTTGGACTGCAAATTTAACATCATCACTGAACCTCTTCCATTTCTTTTCCCTGGCATCTTCTGTTCTTACATCATCTTCACTCTGATAATCATCAAGAATAATAAGCTCTGGTCTTGTATTTCCATATTTACGACCACGCATAGGAGAACTACTTGAAATGGCTTCCAGGAAAGTCTTATTTGCAAATTCAAGCTGCGTTGAGTTACAAATATATCTTCTGTCTTTATCCTCAAGTAGAACTCCAAAAGCTTTTTCAATATATTTATTATCAAGAAATGCATTTTTGATGTCCTTGATAAATTTTTCAGCAGTAGATCCTATATCGGAACAAATCAAAGTATACTTTTTAAAGGCATAAGCATGAGCCCAGCAGGAAGCCGAAAAAGTACCAAAAGCAGATTTACCAATACCACGAGGAAGTATTCGACCTATTTGATTATTGCCATCACCAATAATGGAATCCTGAATGTCTTTCCAAATTTCTCTATGAACATCTGCTATAGGAGCTGCAGCATTATCCTCTTTAGGTAAAAAAGTATCCTGAAGAAAATACATACAGAAAAATTCCAAACTCATTTTTCCAAGTTGATATGCCAATCCATGATGCCCAAATAAATTGGAGCTATTTTCAAGTATTAATCTATCAGCTTCCTGTTCATCGAAACCAACTTCAAGGAGATATTTATATAGTAAAAAAGTATTTTGTTCTTCTTCGTTTTGCAACATTCTTTCTACAGCACCTCCTTAAGGCTTCAATACATTTATAATTTAATTATTTTATATATTAAAAAGAACCTCATAAAAGGCTCTTATATAATATAATTTATACTTGACTCATTGAAATATTTCTCTATATTTTCTTTAAAAAATCTTTTCATATAATTTATTTCCTCATCTTTATATAGATATTTCCCATACCCAAATTGACCATATTTAAATTTTCTTATTTCCTCTTCCATAGGCAATATTGTTTTTGGGTACACCGTCAAGATATTCTCTTTGGCCCTTTTAGTAAACCTATGGGATATTATTTCAAAAGAGATATTTGAATTAATAAAGTTATTTCCAATTTTATCTATGATAACTTTATATTCATCTTCCCAATTAGGATACAAAAACACAGGTGCAATTATAAATCCTAAATTATATCCAGCATTTAAAACTTTCATTGCCGCTTTAATTCTATCCTCAACGTTAGGAGTCCCATGCTCAAATTGTTTTATAATTTTATTTGTATTTACACTAAATCTTATGGTTGTTCTCCCATTATGATTTAAATTAAGAATATTCTCTACATCTGTAAATTTAGTTACAAATCTGAAATATCCGTTATTACTTTTCCCGAAATGAGATATAGATCTTTCCAGATTTCCGGTATAAGGTTCAACAGGAATTGGATCAGAAGTCGCTGCTCCTTCAAATATTGTAGTGTCTGGTAATCTATCTTCAATATATTTATCTGCATTATTCAATATTTCATCTATGTTTGCATAGACTTTAATATATGGCTTTTTGCCCATTTGCGTATTGAGATAACAGTACTCACACATCCCCATACATCCACTTACTAAAGGTAATTGATAATGGGCTGATGGTTTACATGATTGAAGTTTATAAGACTTTCTTACCCCTACTACTAAAGTGCTCTTACCCTCAAAATACATCTTAGAAGCCGTATCTCCTGGTATTTGTGTTACTCTTCCACTTTTAGAATATATTAATTCTATATCTTTACCTTTAAAATACTCTAACATATCTTTTCCTGTTTTATATTCTAATGCCGCTTTTTCAAATATAACTCTTTTAGGTTGAAACAATATTATTCACCTCAAAACTAGTATGCTGATATACTAAAAAATAATACTATAAAAAAATTTATAACACACATACTAATAATTAGTAACTATTAATTCCTTATATTTACCTCTTGCTTTTTCATCTCTAGAAATAGAATAATTTACTTCAACTTCCTTAACCTTAAAATCTTTATACCAGTTTCTTATTTTGGGTCCATCATTTATAGTTAAAATAAATTTTCCTCTTACGCTGCTCAATTTATCTCTAAGTAGCAAATGTTCTTTTTCTCCAAACTCATTTCCATATCCAGCAGTTTCAAAATATGGAGGATCAGCAAAGAAGCAAGTATAATCTCTGTCATATTTATCTATTATTTTTTCAAAGCTTAGACTCTCAACATATGTGTTTTTCAATCTTTCCTTTAAATCATTTAAAACTTCAGTATGAAATATATGCTGTTTTGGCACTGTATTAGTTCCATATCCATAATTACCACACTTGCTTCCAAAGCTTTGAGTTATTAAATATAAAAACCTCACAGCTCTATTGATTTCTGTGAGGTCTTCTAATCTATAACTTTTATATTCTTCAAATATGTCTCTCCCTGAAAATTCATACTGCAGCATTCTCTCAATTTCGGGTGCATGATGTTTTATCATCTTGAATAGATTTATCAATTCCTTATCTACATCATTAATGACTTCAACTTTAGCAGTTTCCTTTCCAAAATATACCCATCCAGCACCAAAGAATAGCTCCACGTAACAAACATGTTCAGGCAACATACTTATTATTGTTTTTCTTAATTTACTCTTTCCTCCCATTCTATTAATAGGCGGCTTTAACATAGTATCACATCCTTATTTTGATATTGGATTAAATACACACCGCCCGTCACACCAAAATAAAAATTTATAAAAAAAGCACTTTTTATAGGCTTTTTCTTATTGATTATTTTCATCTAATTTTTCCATATAAACATAATACAATACTGCTGAGTCTATTCTGAAGTTATTAGCAATTCTGCTAACCTCTTTACGTATAAATGACAACTCATCAAACAACTTATATATATTTTCTGTCAACGTATTTTTTATCTTTAAATAAATCCTCAACTTAGTATTTTCATCTAAACTATCTAACTTTTTAATTAGATCAGCCTTATTAATTTTACTACCACTTGCTATTATGGCTATTTCTGCATCTCGTTCGCTAATCATATGATACATCCCCTCCTATATAATATTACCATAAAATAACATTATATCCTTTAAGTTTCGTACACCAAATTTCTACAGCAATATTTTACACAACAAAAGCACCAGTATCTCTACCAGCGCTCCTCCATATGTTATATATACACTAAAAGGGGGTAATCCTTATGTTTATATAATATCTATCCAATGTTACAGTCTTATCTCAGTTTTGTGTCCATTATTTTAAATTCAAATTAATAAATTTCTAATCTGATTTTACTTATACTGGCACCTCGACTTTTAAGAATATTGTAGAAAATGTGGAACCCATGAAGCGGCTCCCTGTGAAATCGAGATTTAGAAGTATACCCCATCTTATACGTTAAAGTATTACAGTGTAAAAGTATTATATCCCTATATCTTTATTCCTACGAACTGCGTCAAATTAATCTTTGTCGCAGTTCGCAACAAGAATAGCTCAACCAGGCCATTTATCGAGTGTTTATATTTTTATTTATTCTCTTATTCATAATATAAATGTATATTTATTTATTAATAAAACATTTATACATGGATATACATTTAAATATACATATCACTTCTTCTTTAATCTAAATCTTCTTAGCCTTTCTTCAAGCACTAACTCACTAATGTTCCCATTATCATTGTCACTATTTGCATCCACGATTGACATTGTTGGGTTACCAAGTATCCTATTCAATAGATATTGATTAGCAGCCAAGCACACACGTTTGTCTGAACCATCATTGGCCAAGTCCTTAATATTACCAATATAAGTATTAATATCCTTTAATATCAGTTGATTACCGTGGTTTGCGAGGTCTTGCTTACGTCTGTCCATCTCAGCCTTAACTTCATCCTTACCAAGCCATGAATAAACAGTCTGCCTACTTATCCGTATAACCTTGGCTATATCAACAATTGTGTTGCCTTCTATATATAATGTTATTAATTTTTCCTGATCCTTAGTAAGCAAACTCATTCCTCCTTTACACATTACACCCTATAAGGGGGATTATTTTAAAAGCACAAATAAAATAGACACCTACATTACTGTAAGTGCCTCTGTATATTTTTCTATGATATAATCTTAGCATAACTTTCCAATACTTTGTGTATACAAAATATATACATTTCATATACATTGTATATACTATCTTACCAGTAAGGGAATCATTTTCTTAACAGCTCTATTCTCTGCACTCTTACAAGCTACCTGAGTAAACCCTGTCTTTCTTGCTATTGTATACCATGACATAACTGGTGGAGTCATATATTTTAGTTCAATTACTTCTTTCTCAAATTCTTTTAATATCTTAACTGCATTTTCAACTTTATTGCAATTTATTTCATTAAACCTTTTTGTCTTTTCGAATTGTTCTATATTTGGTTCTCTATTAACAAACATATTTTCAGGTATGCTACTAATTTTATATGTTGGACCAGTTCTTTCTTCTAGTTTCATTCCTGACATATCATAATTATTTCTTAATTCTTCAATCTCCAAATCAATATTTTCAATATCACTTTTCCATATTAAATATGAACTTAACATTTTTCTAGCTGCTTCTTTTTTATTCAATATAAAATCACCACCTAACTAATATATCTAATCTCTCCTTTTCTTCTAAGAGCTTGGCAACCTTTTTCTTATTTTTCCTTTTACCTTTATAATATTCCTGCTGCAAATCATATTTTATTTGTTCAATTCTATTCTTATACATTTCATTAACATCTATTTTCATCATAAAAACACCTCTTTTTTAACTAAAAATAATGAGTTATTAAATACCTCTTTAACACTAATTAACATTTTAGTTTTATAAATGTATGCATTTTGTAATAACCTTACAATTTACCTTCTTGAATTTCTTTAATTTTTGCTTCAAAATCAACTCTTTTTGCTTGTAATTTAGCTAATTCAGTCCACTTTTTATCTAAAATCGCTCTATTTTCTTGTTTTTTGATGTTTTCTATGTTACGGTTATAAACCGTTATTTCATCTAGGCTCATGACTATTTTCTCCTTACATGGTAACATTTTTGGTAACATTTTTTAAACTACTTCTTAACCATTGATTTATAAGGTTTTACATACATTTTTTTAGCGGTAACATTTTTGTAAATATAACATGCTTATCTTTAT